TGACTGTCTTAAAGACGTCTATAACCTCCACAAATGGTGGAAAATCCAAGCTACTGCCAACAGCATAGATTGGGCTACTGAGCTCACTGAGAAGAAGTTTACCGACGTAGATACTCTCGCCGGAGCAGCCTGTTCAGGTGGTGCTTGCGAAATCGAGTTTTAGTGACCTATTCGTCCTGGGCTACTGACCATCTTAAGTCTCGTCAAGCCGTCCAGCGCAAGCTGGAGGCTCAGGGGCTTACTCCAGAACAGGTAGTTAACTATTTTCATTACGACAACATGATAGCTCATGAACCAGATTTTTGTCCTCTATATGCTCAGGGCAAAAAGTGCCACAACGTCAACTACCTCAACTGTTACTTATGTGCATGTCCTCATTTCAAATGCTCTGATGACCCTTTATACCAAAAAGGCACTAAAAACATATTTAGTGAGTGCACAATTAACTCCCGTTTTGCATCCGAATTTGAGTACGAAAACAACGTACACTGCAATTGTGCAGCTTGCACTATTCCGCACACAAAAAAGGCTGCTTTAAAAGCTTACGAGCATTTGCCTAAAGTCGAAGATACCTTTAGTCTATTAGAGTTTATCCGCTCTTTTCAGCTATCTGACATTTTAGGTCGCTACAAATTATTCTAAGGACCATTATGGAAACTTGTAAACTTACTAGCCGTGAAGAGGACATTAACCTCTACTGTCATCTTGCTAAGCCAAACGACACTATCCAAGTCATAGAATGGCCTAACGGTGAAGGCGTAGATATCTTTGTTAACTCTCGCAGCCCACAATACATCAGTCTCACCTACGGCGAACTAGAGCTCATAGACGTCCTCACTCGTATTAAGGACCCCTCATGACCTACACGTGCACCTACTGCGGTGAAGAACTCTTTCCTGGTATCGACCACGAGTGCCCTAAGTCCGCAGCTAACAACGGCGGATCTACCGACTACTATAAGCTACCTTCTAGCGCTAAAGACTTGCAGGATCTCATCGAGTATCGTTCTATGAACTTTGCCCAAGGCAACATCTTTAAAGCTCTCTACCGTGCTAATACTGACGCTAATACTCACAGTTCTTACGAACGTGATTTAAATAAAATTATCTGGTTTGCTCAACGAGAGTTAACTAGAATTAAGGAAACCTATGAAAATTGACCTAACTCCACCAACCGAATCTGACAATCCTTGGGACAGACCAGTCCCTCTGATGACTTACAAGAACAACACTGACGTCTACATGACCGAAACTATAGAAGAGCCTTCTCTCTACAACGAGTTCTGTGCTCTCCTTCGTGATGCTTCTGAAGCCGAAACTGTCAATCTATACCTCAATACTCCTGGCGGCATGATCGACTCTGCCTTCATGATTATCGACGCAATCAAGAACACAAAAGCTAAAGTCATCGCCCATCTATCCGGTACAGTAGCTTCTGCAGGTACTATCGTAGCTCTATCTTGTCACGACTTAGTTATAGCTAACCATACTGCATTCATGATACATAACTACAGCGGAGGCCTCCAAGGTAAAGGTCACGAAATGAAAGCTCACCAGAAGTTCGTAGATGAGTCTCTCAACGCAGCCTTTGCTGACATCTACAAAGGCTTCCTCACTCCCGAAGAGATGACTGAAGTCATAGACGGTAAAGATATGTGGATGGGCAAAGATGAAGTTCTAGCTCGCTTCGATGGCTCTTATCACAAAAAGGCAACCCCTAAGAAAGGTTAACATGTACATAGTACTAGACACTAACATTCTGCTTTTAGATGCTAACAATTTAGTAACTATAGCAAGTTCTTACGACAACCCAACCATAGTTCTGCCGGAAACAGTTCTCGATGAAATCGACTCTAAAAAGTCTGGTTTCTCTGAAATTGCTTTCCAAGCACGGCAATTCGGCCGTTTATTAGCTACGGCCGACACTATCAGCATAGACCAGTGCGATAACTACTCTCGCACTATCTTAAACCTTGACGGTATAGCTATTCACGTAGTTGCCGTAGATAACTACCCTTCGTTTAAAGACGCGGCTTACAACATCGTTAACGATCGCAAGATTATCTACACGGCTTCTACCTACGGCAACAGCACTAGCGACACTCTCTTTATCTCTAATGACGTCATGTGTCGCATTCGTGCACAAGCTGAGGGCCTCAATGTCATGGACTACAAACTAGTCTCTGACTTAGACCTCGAATTCGTTAAAGAGCTCACAGTGCCCTCTAACGTCTTTCCGTTACTGCATAATATGCCAATCACTTCCGTAGATTCCTCATACAAGCCTGAGAACTACAACTACGTGTTCATTGACGCCGATTCCGCCCAACGTAAACTAGCCACTATCCAAAATGGCAACGTTCAAGTCATCGGTCGCGAAACCGAGAAAGACCTTCGTGCACAGGACCTACCTCCTATCAACACAGGTCAACTCTTCCTCACAAAAGCGATTCTTGATCCTCTCATAGACATCGTAATCACAGACGCTCGCGCCGGCAGCGGTAAAACCGCAACAGCTATCTCTAACGCTATCAAGCTAGTTCGTAACTCGAAGACTCCTTACGAGAGCATAGTCTACATCCGTTCGTCAATAAACGACGAAGACAAGGGTGAAGATATCGGCTATTTAGCAGGCAACGACGAAAAGCTAGCGCTCTATCTCCATCCTCTCGAAGATACTCTCGAAGTCATTGCTCGTCACCGCTTAGCTAACGCCAAGTGTAACAAAACCGAGCTCGAGGTCAAAGTTCTCGAAACCATTGAGAAGATTCGTGCCCAGTGCAACATCCAAGGCATAATTACCTTAGGTCTTCGTGGACGTACTCTTCGTAACTGCGTAGTTATCGTAGATGAAGTCGCCAATCTCTCTAAAGCATCTCTTCAAAAGGTGCTTACTAGAGTAGGTGAGAACTGCAAAGTTATCCTCATTGGCAGTAACAAGCAAATCGACAACCCTTACTTGAACAAGTACACCAATGGCCTCTCTACTATTTTAGACGCCTGTAGATCTACTTCTTCACTTGTCAAGCTTCACGCCGTAGAGCTGCCTCGTGTAGTTCGTGGCAAAATAGCTGAGTTTGCCGAAGACATCTTCTCCCAGTAGTTGTGTACCGCGGGAATTCTGGAAGACACCACCCCAGTTACCTACGCCTAGCGAGCGTAGGTAAGCCGTACACCCATCGCCCATCACTATAAGGAACATACATGAGACAACTCACATTTGACGACATTTACGAATCATTACAACAAGCTGCAGCTAAACTTCAAGAAGCCGATCAAGCGCAAGCTGAAATTGACGAGCAAACCGAAGCCGAGCTAGCTAGCAAAGCTTCTGAGCCTAGCACTGCGCTTACTCAGCTTAACACCATCTACAATAGAGCTATGCAAGATGGTAACTACGATGTAGCTTTAAGGGCTATTTCTACAAAGCTATCCTACAATTTATAGGAGCTAACCATGTACAATAAAGAACAAGCTTTCGAGCACTTAGAAGCCACCTACGAGTGGAATCAAGCTCGTAACAATAACTTATCTAGTTGGTCACTTGAAGCGGCTATGCTCACAGAAGAGCTCAACGAATTCCTCTTAGCTACTACAGACGTAGATCGCTTAGACGCTCTTATCGACCTTAAGTTCGTCATCAACGGCACTCTCGGCAAAATGGGGCTAACTCCCAAAGCCATGGTAGAGGCTTACGAAATTGTCTTGCAAGCAAATGAGCAAAAGCCAGCTACACTCACCGAGTCTGGCAAAGTAGCTAAGCCAGCTGACTTCGAATCTCCAGAGCCTAAGCTCCAGCAGCTCTTAGACGAGCGCTAATACCGTCATGCAGGTTAATGCGCAGGTTGCCAAAAGGACGCTATGTGAAGACGATTACTAACTACCTTATTGCTATAGTAACAGTACTAGGCACAGTTGTGGTTTTGTATGCTACTTGGATTATAGCCATAGGCACAGCAGTGCTAGGCCTAATCTACTTAGCTAAAACATTTATTGAAGTCTGGAGGGATTAACATCCCTCTAGAATAACCACCAATACGCATTATAAATCTTATCGTCTAATGGATCAACTACTCCAGCTACAGTTCCACTCATCAACTTATGCAGTATGTTACTATCTAGCGGGTGATTTCCTCCCATACCTAATAATTCTTCTATTGCATATCCAGCAGTACCTGACACTGGGCTATCTTTCAGCAGCTTATACAATACTCTCTGATATTTCATCCAGAAGTTAGGGAATAGCAGTATACCTAAGTCTGATAATATTTTAACTTCCTCCGGTAGGTTAACCCGGTAGTCGATAAACGTATCTAACGCCTGTTTAGCCGCTTTTTCTTCATCTACTCCTGTATCCATTAAGTGGTTGTACAGTATCCATCTACTCACACCATCAATATTAACCATAGTATTACTACTTTGTCTAACAAATTCTGACGAAGGACTACCTAGCAACTCCCCTACATATCTAACTATATCCCCATCATTCTTCATTTTCTCTAATCTGCCAGCTATCGCTTCTAGTTCTTTACTAACTATCTTACTACTCTTTGTAGTTCTTGCTATTGCTCTTATTGCATCTTCACCTTGAAATCCTGCCTTACTAAACTTTTCTACTATAGTTCCTAGCCATGTGCGTTCTTTCTCATTTATATTTAACAGCTTATCTAACACAGTATCTAAGTCTTTCTGCAATCCTCTAATACTCTCGAAGTCCTTAAGCAGCATACCAGTAGATAAACTTTGTACAAACCCATGCTTTAGCGCTGGGTACATCTTAGACCCTTTAATTTTTTTGTCTATCGCAGCCAACTGTTTTGTATATTGCCCAGGATTACTCAACTCTTTTAGCTCAAGCTCTATTTTCTTATTTCTATAAGCCGTTAACTTCTCCATCTCTCTAGGGTACTCTTTACCATATTTAGTCATCGCTTCTAGCGGTACATCAGCAAGTAAAACACTATTAGCAGCTGCATCTCCCAGCAGTTTAGCTGGATTAGCTATTAGTCTTATTTTAAACATAGACACTAAGTGCCTATATATATTCTCAGCCTTTCTAGGAATTGTACCTTGTTTAAACAACGCGGTAGGTTCTGAGTCTAGCAATATGTGTTTCATATCTGCCCTAACTACATCGAAGCTCTTATGAAAGTCATTAAAATGTGAAACCTTACCTTCAGGAGTAGCATAAAAGTCTTTAATTTCTTTAGGTATCTCTCCTAAATCTTTGTCAAATTTAACAAACATTGGGATAGGCTTCTTAGTTTTCTTGCCTAACTTATGTCTTCTTATTTCCATCCCCAACTCTTTAACATTACTACTGTCAACTTTCATAATCGCTTTCTTGCGTATTATATCCTTTAGCGTTTCCATCTCTATCATTTCTTTGTTCTGCACCAGCGTTCTAAACAAGCTTTCTGATACATCATTTACCAAGCTAAGCTCTTTTTCTTTTAGCTTTTCTGTCAAGTTTAACTTGTATACACGTTTACCATCTTTAAAAGACGTAGATATGTTATTCTTTTCTAAAAATCCAGGATCTTTTTTTAGCTGTTCTTTTACCCATGTAGTCTGTAGCCTCTGCCCATTAGTAAAACGCTCTGTAGATATACCGATACCTTTAGCGATAAACCCACTATCAAGTTCTCTCATATATACGTCATACCCTTTAGGCATACCATTATCAACTTTTTTCCATTGGCTACCAGCATACTTTACTTCATTAGCTACCCCAGGAGGTACTAACTTATACTCATATACTTTATCAGTAACATCTAACGTAAAGTGCCCTTCGAAGTCACTATCTTCTTTAAGTTTCTCAGACGTAGCTTTTACCTGTAGCACAGTTTCTCTCAGTGCAGTATAAACATTATTATGCTTACTATTCATGTCTCTAAGTAGCTCTAAACCGCCATCTATTTTACCGAGCGCTTTAAGTGCTACATACTGGTTAAACTCAAGTTCATTAAGCCCGCTACCCGTAAATAAGATACCGTATGAATTAGTATACATATTAGCACCTAGTTTACCAGTATTATAAAACTCTGCTATCTCTTCAGCATACACTTCTTGCCTATGCGTAGGTTTAAATTTAGCTAGCATATCTTCTATACTACTATTACCTAACAAGGCTTTCTCAGCTTTACTATCTACAAGTAAGTAAGCTAGTCCTGTCTTAGCAAATATTTTATTAATCATCTTTTGCTTAGCTTTACTTTTATACACTGCATTAATACCACTTCTAAGCTGAGGTATATCTTCTGTAAGTATTTTATATGACTTCTGAGTTATGTCGTTACCTATCGCCAATAATTCTTTTAACACCTTTTCAGGTACTGAGTCATCTACGCCTAGTGACGTTCGTAGTTTAGCTGCAAACTTACTATTCCACATTCCATGTTTAATAAGATTACTAACTCCTCTATATGTACTAATTCTCTTAAGTTCATTATGCGCTCTACCTACCAGTGGTCCAACTACGTATGCTGAAGTAGTAAATACTTTGCCTAACATACCAGCTGTAGCTGCATTAATTAAGCCTACTGCAGACTTTTTGCCTATACCTGCACTAAGCCCTGCTTTACCAGTCTTATCTCTCACATTATTATTTCTAAACGACTCTAATGCTATAGCTGTATTTTCAAAACTAAGCTTGTCATTCTTACCCAGCGCTTTCTTAACTAAGTTCTTAACCGCAGTTAGTAGTCTAGTAACAAACCCTGTCTTAGTTTCACCATACACTACATTAGAAATTTCTTCAGCAAACTTAGGCTCAGCTCTTAAGATCGCAGTCAACTCTGCTACTGCATTCGCTTTATCTTTTTGCTGAACTACATAGTTAATTCTATCTCTAGTATCTTCTGTGACACTACCACTAAGTATTATTTGTTCAAGTTTATCTACCATCCTACTCATATACTTAAACTCGTTACTTTTTTGCCCTTCTTTACTTCTAATATAATTAGCCGTTAAGTCATGCTCTACTTCGTGTAGTATTAGTTCTACATATCTATTAGTAGTTTCTTTATCGGCAGCACCAAGTATAATTTTACCATCTTTCCAAAAAAACTTTTTACCAGACAGTATATCCGGTAGTTTGCCTTGTGCATACCTTGCTAAAGTACTTTTGATTAGATCTGCATGCTCCGCGTCTAAACCATACATTTTTTTATTTGCTATATTTATTAAGAAATCTCGCATATCACTAAACGTACTAATTTTACTAATTTCATCTTTAAAATCAATATAGGTACCTGTTTCTGGAGTTTTATTAGCACTTGTCTTTTGATTTTTTGCTTCAGCTTTTGCTGTTCCTAATTTGTTTGTGTACTTTAGTACATAGTAAGTATTTTCGACGTCAGTTAGCGCTGAGTGTGCTGGTCCTGTACTTACTACCTTATCCTCATCTGCAGCATACTTAGCTACTAGCTTTTCTAGTCCCGTTTTTATGTCGTAATCATACACCTGCTTATCTGCAATAATATCTTCACCAAATGTGTATCTAAGTGCATCTACATCAAACCCTGCATTTTTAGCTATTATGTTCGTACTACCCATAAACTCTTTAAGCTGATTAGTCGCATCTGTGCTATCTGTAAATTTGTCTATTTTACGTTTGACTGCTTCAGCTACATCTTTACCAAACCAGTTATACCCATGTTTAAACTTTTGACCACTATGATGAGGTTTTAACTTGCCGTTACCATCAAACAACATATTTTTGTTAAGCAACAATTCAAGTCTATCGATTTCCTTACCATTCTTATACTTTATCGCTGCAACTTCCCATACATTCCCAGTATACCCTTCTGTACCTTTAGCCTTAAAGTTAGCTCCAGTAGTTTCCGTATCTAGTATAATATAGGTATCATTAGCCCCTGTTATACTAGCTATATCATTACTATACTTCGTTGGCTGTTTGTCATATTTTTTGTTAATTTCTTTAGCTGGGTAATCTTTCAAGTCTACTTCAACAATATCGCCCATATTAGCTTCTTTAAGACCATAGATCTCTGCAGTAGTTTTGTCTGTTAGTAACTTATCTTTAAGTTTTTTATTCTCTTTAATATTGTCCATTAACTCACGCCTAAACCACTTAAACTTAGCTAAGTTAGCTTTATCTAAGCCACTAGTATCGAAAGTACCAAGTAGATTATACGCTTGCTCTAAGAAGTCATAAATTTTAGGTAGTTTTAAGTATCCTTTATTATACTCATCCATATTGCCTAGTATATCTTGTATAGTGCCATAAGTAGCATCATGTACCGTCATTGCTCCATTCTTAAGGCCTCCAATACTCGCTAGCAGTAATGCCGCATCTTCTGAATGTTGGTTATTAACTGCTAGTGACGTTCTATTATTCATTTCCCAATAGGCCATTAGTGGTATGTCACCCTCTTTTTCAGCTTCTTGTAGTAATACATTCTTTTTCTTTTGTACTGACATATAAGAGCCTTCATCCGCTAAAGTTTCTTCTTCTGATACATCTTCATCGGTTTTTTTATTTAATAGCCTAGTTACAGCACCAGGAAACTGTCCTTTCCACTGTCCTTTAAACCACTGCTGTATTCTACTATATACATTACCAACTTTGTCTATATTTTTATTCATTAACCCTCTATAAGTAACTACTTGTGGGAATGTTTTTTCTAGTGCAGAAACCATTGATCCGCCTAGCAAATCAGCAAAATGCTTAGACGCTATATTATATTCGTCTCTAGTCATTTCTCCTATAACTACATTTTCTAAGCCTTTAATATTGTGCAGTATACCTCTAGCTGCAACTCTATCCCCTTTAGCTAGTCCATTAGCAACCTTAAACACTCTTAATGCTATATCTTGACCTACACCAGCTTTTACATTCTTTTTATGCTGTCCATAAAACCATGTCATTACAGGAGCCTTAGCAGTATCTCTAATGTCTATACCTACTTCTTTTAGCGCACGTAGTGCTCTTCTAGGCGCATTTTTACCTGAAGCATTAACTGCATCAATAACAACTTCATATGGGTCTTGATAAGCTTCTCCATTTTTAGGTTTCTTACCATTAAAGTAAACACCAAACGATCTTAACATCTTTATTAGCTTATTTCGTTCTGTATTGTTAGCAGATAACCCAACTACATTGATTAGCGTATTCATTACACCAGAGGCACTAGCATCTGCACCAAACATATAGTTAGTCTTAATACCGTCTTTTAAATTCCCTTCCCTTATATTTTTAATCGCATGTAATAAGGATAATGCTTTAAATCCAGACATACCATATATAGGGCTACCTTCTCTCGTGATCTCTGTAGCTAAGTTATCCGCTACTGCGTTATCATTAGAAAACACTTCTTTAAGCGTAAAATCTAACTCGTTATCTACACCTTCATTTAATATTGCGTTAACTCTATCTTGTTGCTTTTGCTTTTTAGTTTTGCTAGACGCTTTAATAGCAATACTTTTAAGTTCATCTGCAATTTCATTAACTGCAAATTTAAGCTGTTTTTTAGTAGTTATAACACTTTGTTCATTTGAAGTTATTATATTTCGAGCTATCACTTTATCATGCTGAAAGTTTAATATATTATTAATTAATGAAATTCTTTCATTAACATCTACTTTATACTCAAAATATAATTTATCTTTTTTCAAGTAATCCCAATTATCTAGGATGTCTCTAAAGTTTTGTTTTTTAGCCCAGTTAGCTCCTGCTATACTCTCATTTAAAAAGTTATCACCATTAGTACCAACAATTCCTAACATCAATCTAGCACTATCAGTATCAGCTAAAAATGCATCTATTGTATCACCTTGTTGTAGTCCTTTCTTATATTTTGTAGCCCATTGGTCAAATAATTTAACTACTTCCGGCTTTATTTTAAGAGGCTTATTAATTAAGTTTCTTACTGCTTTTTCTTGTACACTTGACAGCTTTTTCTTATCAGTAAGCACATTATAGTCTTTATCTACCATTGTTTTACTAGGTACTTCAGTATTACCAATATTTAGCATAGGCTTAAGTTTTCTAAAGGCATTAGCGTTTTTAGACTCACCATCTATCATATCTGCCACTTTTAATACTTTACCTATTGCTACAACTCTATCATTTTTTAAATCTGTTTTACTTTTAAGACCCAATTGTGCCGGCTTAGCAGTACCATCACCACCATCTAACTGTATATTACTAGTATTATATATTAGTCCGTCAGGCTGCGACGTTATAATACCTAACTTTTCTGCTAATTTTATACCCTGCATCCCTATTTTTGTATATGCTTTAGCCCTATCTTTAGGTCCACCCGTTAGTGTTAAACCATAACTATGAACATAATCTTTACCTATTTGTGCAGCTACCTTATACTCAGCAGCCCCGTCTGGAATATCTAATGCACCTTCATTAATTGCTTCATGTTTTGCAGACGTAACCGAAGAATTAACTTGATTTAGTGTTACTGTAGCCAATCTAAACGCTGCAGACTTCTTATCGTCACTGTTATTTAAAATACTAAACTCTGTACTATTTGTAGCTATCTTACCTACTTTTTTAGCTATATTGTCAAATGCCTCACCTATTACACTATCTCTATTAGCAGCATCCAACTTTTGGAATACATCACCCTCTAGCTTACTGTCAGTATCTCTAATTTCATCTACTGCATCTAAGTTACCGTTTACTGCTATATCCCATAGCCCATTATCACTAAGCACATTCATTCTTTTATGCTTTCTGTTAACACTAGTATCTACATCTACCGTATCACTTGTCTGAGTGTCTATCTGAGCTTGCTTAGCAGTTTTCCATGTAGCTACCTCTATACCAGCCCCAAGACCAGCTAAATTACGTGCACCTTGTTCCATTGTACTTTTTTGTTTATCACTATAATTAGTGGCTTTAATATCGTTATTCACTTTAGTATTAAGGATATTTAACATTTGAGTTTTTGCTTCAGGCGTTTTTGTAGTTTTCCATTCTTGCACAGCTTTAGTTAAGCCATCAGCACCAAGAGTCTTTTCGTACTTATTCAGTAACTCAGTGTCTATTTCAGCTCCGTCTATTACATCAGCTATGTGACTCAGTACGTCAGCTTTGTTATTAGTAACTGTAGCAGCGTCATCTACATTCACTTCTGCTTCTACTGCTGGTGTTTCTTGTGGTTCTTCTGCCTTAGTCTCGTTAGAGCTTAGAATTATTTCAGCGTTCTGCTTAGCTTCTGCAAATATATCTTGTATTTCATTTTTATGCAACTGCATAAATGCTTTTTTACCATCAGTTTCTGGGTACTTTTTAGGGTTACTAGCCATATCTAGAACAGTACTTAATATATCATCTTTACTGTATTTAACACCAGGATCAAATTCTTCGAACCCTTCAGTAGTTTCTATAGGAGTACTACCATAACTAGCCATTTTTTCTTCTATTTTACCTATATTAGCTACTGCTTTTTCTATATCAGCTTTAGGACTTTTTGTTCCAGCTACTGAGTCTATGACTTCATTACCTAAGCTACTGAGCGTAGTAGGTGCTCCCATATGCACTGCTCCACCCGCTCCACTAAACGCGGCATTCAGTATATCTACTGCTTTTTGTCTAAACAGCTCTTTACCTTTTTCTGTACTTAGATCTACTTTATTAGCCTCTTCTATAGCTGTTTGCACACCCTCTTGTGCAAATTCTAACCCACTTTCAGCCGTTATTTTACCAGCAGCCTTAACAGCTGATTTAGCTAATTTCATACCTATACTACTTGGAGTATATTTAATCATTGAACCTACTGCATTAACTACGTCTCCAGTAGTCCCTTTTACTATGCTTACATCAGCTAATCTATCTAGGTATAAACCACCTAAATTAAGTAAGTATTTACTAGCTATTTCTTTTGTATTAGCCTTCCGCCCAGTATTTTTTTCAAACTCATCTAATTGATCATTAACTTGTCCCGCATTAACTACAAGCAGCCCTGTGTTCTTACCAGCTATATTTATACTCTTCTGTAGTATATTAGCATTGCTTGCAGCCTCTTTATAAATATCTGCTATTGCCGTCGCTTTTTGTGCTCTACTAAGTTCTTTAGTAGCTTTAACTGCTTTTATTGCTTCAGAAGCTGTTTTACCAGCCGTAACGCCTACTTTACCTAGCCCAAGTCCTTTAGTACCAACTACCAATCCAGCCATCATACCTAAACTGTATGCTGTCATATCCGTATTAGCAAACGCATTACTCATTATATTAATTGTATCTTTTTTATCTATGTTTGACAGAATATTATTTATTGCAGTTAATGCGCCATCTTTTCCACTGAAGTTTTCGATAAACTTATCAAACGCACCTTTGTCCTCTTCTTTAATCTCATGAGCATTTGCCGCTAAGACTTTTTGTATAGCAGCACTATACTTTTTAGTATACGTATCGTCATACCCAGTCCATTTAGAAACGATACCTTCTTTTTTAGCTTCATTACCTACGTCCCAGCCATGTCCAGTATACTTCTTTAGCGCTTCACCTACAAAGTCTGCAGTATCTAGTATACCAGTTTTTAAAAACCCTTGAGCTACACCAGGTAGAAAATTACTTATTTTGTCACCTATACTTTGCTCAGGTAGTTCACTTTGTTGTGGTTGAGTAGCAGCCGTATTTAAGCCATAGCCTAGCTTATAGTACTCCATTCCGCTAGTGCCGTTACCATCTTTCTTATTTAAGTTCTTGCTTCCTTGTACCCCTAGCAAGTGTGCTGCGAATATCTTCCCACTCAAATCCGCACTGTCCGTAGCACTTCCCTTCAGCTGTCTAGCTAAGTCAAGTACATGCACCTTAGCTAGCTTATCTTGCCCTTTAGCATCGTTTAAAAACTTTTCTTTACTAGTAAACCCGTATTTCCCAGTCCACACTTTAGGGTCGTCTAAGTCACTGTTCTTAGTGCCTCTTTTAACTACCCCCAAGTCAGCTAGTCTACTTGCTCCAAATTGGTAAGCACCAACATACCCATATATGTTATCTGCCTTGTAGTCCCCGCTAGATTCTCTTTCTTTCAGTGCGTCTAGCAGTGGTTGTGTGTTAGTTGCTTTTGCTGGTATACTAGCAGCTTCTCTGCCTACTGTTTTCATTATGCTATGAATACTAGCGTTCTCATTAACTTTAGTGTTTCTAGCGTCACCCCAGTAGCTTCCGTCATTATACTCTTCCGTATACCCTCTACCTAAGTCTTTAGTATATTTCTCTGGAGCACCCATTTGGTAAGTTCTGCCTTTTAGTGCATCTAATCTACCGTGCCCTGTTTCTTCTAGTGTATGCGCAACGTTCTTAGGAAATGCCAGTACCATTTGTACTTCATCACCTAAATCTGGTCTATAACCACCTTTATGCCCTTTAGTAAAGTGAGCGTAGTTATTTTTTACTTCTTCTTCTGGAGTAGCTCCAGAGTACGCAGACACATAACCTACTTTAGTAGCACCGTCTTTAGTTTTACCTTGATATACCAAGCCTACATCTTTTAAAGGGTAATACTGACGTTGTTCATTACCTAGTTCATCTACCGTAGGTTTATAGTAACGCCCATTATCATAAATCAGTTGGTCTTCCGCTGCTGCTTTTCCGAACATATATTGCCAGTCTGCAGCATTAGCGTCATTGTATATTTTATTCTTATTGCTAAATGTACCTACGCCATCTATTGTGTAAGTACCGTCTTTTTGTAAACTCGGAGCGTTAGTATCAGTCCATATATCACCAGTTTTGGCGATATTAGCCAGCTTGTCAAGTTTTTCTTGTTTTCGCTTCTGTAGATTTTCTAGCTTAGTGTCAACCGTAGATAACGCGTCCATTTGGATGCCGAGATCTTGTTGCGCTAGTAAGTAGTCTGTTTGGCTCATTAAAATTCCTTAAGCGTATATATTTCTTATATTATACCTTATATACGCTTAAGTTTAGCTTTTAGTTATAAAAGTTACCTCTACGCATTTCTTCCATTAAAGCTCGATGAGCTTCTTTAAGCTTAATTACATCGTTAGCCGTTTTAGTATGCTTCAACGCTTCTTCGATCATTTTTTTAGTAGCTATATAATCTTTTAAGCTTTTAGCCGGTTTAAGAAGTTTTGAACCTACTGCTTTTAGTAAAGGGGATGAAGCTTTAAGCAACCCTTCACCAAGTTTACTAATTGGGATAAAAGTTAAACTAGTATCGCTAAGCCCAGGCTCTTGCTGAGTAGCATCAAAGCTATCTGGTAGTAAGGTACGCGCTTTTGGTATTTTTCTTGTAGGAGTGTAACCAAAAAGCCCTTGTACTAGCTGAACCGCGTCTCTTTCAGTTACCGGCACTTTTTCTATACCACTTAACTTAGACGCTTTTACGTCTTTATTAATTGTATATTTCTTATCATAGTACTCAGCAGCTTTTAGCATATCTGGATCTACGATTATTCCATTAGGTGTAGTTTTCCTGTAGGCTTCAAACGCACGTAATATTTCATTAGGTGTAGCATTAGTTGGGTCAATTCCCAACGTATCCATTACAGTACTTTCTGCTTCCACTTGTGCCATTGGCATCTTATTTACTTTATTAAGTATACTGTCTGTAGTTATACCATTATTCTTTGATGTAGCTTTTTCTCCAGGCAGTATTTTAGCTAAGTCATATTTAGACTTTATACCAGTAGCAGCTTTGCCAGATGCTACATCAGACATATGCTTATTAAGTAAATAGTCTATATTACTAATAGTAGTATCATTAGTTTTTGTACTAGTATTCATATCACTTTGCTTACCATGCCCACCATTCTGTTGTGCATCTTTTTGCTTACTACTATCTGGTTCATATAACCCAGCAGACGTAGGTAATATACCTTCCACATAAGCCTGTCTACGCTGCAGTGGAGTCATGCTAGCCTTAGCTATAGTATCTCTAGCTGTCTGTGCTTTAGCTACAAGTTCTTGTTGTCTTTTAGTCAAGTTTTTTATAGTTTCACTACCAGAGTAACCTTTAGCTTTAGCCCCACTAGCTTTAACTCTACGATCATAATCAGCAGCTAGCTTATTAATTTCTTCGTTTGCTGCCTTATCATTGGCTCCATATACATTAGTATCATACCAATGATTATCAATCATTTGATTAGCTACCCATGCAGATTTATTAAAACTCCAGCCTGCAGTCTTGCCTTTTTCTTTGAAGTACGAGTCTATATCGCCAGAGTCTCCAGCGCCAAAAAATCTTACTAATCCTGGACTTACTTTCTGTCTAAGCTGATCTTTGATTTCTTTATACGTTCCTTTGAACGGAAGCTTTAATTCTTTATTTTTACCCTTACTATAATAAGCTTTCTTCTCAGCTGCCACTTTATCTAGTACTTTAGCTAAGTTTAGCCCTAAGTTATTAGCTTCTTTACTAACACTGTTAAGCGTAGCTGTAGCTCCATCAATTGCAGTTTTCTTAGCTTTAAAAGCATTTGCTTTTTTATCTGCATAATCTTTAAGTACAGAAATAGGTATGTGCATACCTTTATCTCTCATGTCTTGCAGAATTCTTCCTGATTGCTCTACTTCAGTCTCTTTATTTGTCATTGCTCCAGCAGCATCGGAGATTGCATATTGTCTTTTAGCTCTAAGCTTCAAACCTTCTAAGTCACTAGCATTAACCCCTTTTGCAAGCAAGTCTTTCTCTAGTGCTTTACCTTTTACCGGATCTAACAATACATCAGTATCTATTTTAGGTAACACCCTAACCCCAGGCTTACTTGGGTCAATAGTACCTGCAAGTATATCCTGATCTCTATCCGTGTACGAAGAAGCGTTTATGTCATCTTTACTTATAAGACTATTAAAATCAACATAGTTTTTACCTGATGCTACCTGGTCTAAATAATATTGCTGAGCAGCTTGTGTGTTTTTCTTATCCACCCGATCTTGTTGCTGCTGCTTAAACAGCAAATCTTGTTGTTTCTTCTGCTGCAAGTACTTAGCGTTACCTAACTTTATAGCATACGCTTTTTGATCTTCTGGGCTCATCTTAGAAGTGTCTAAGCTCATCAGCGCTAGCGGATCATTACTGTTAAATGCATCTGCATGTTCTCTCTTATACTTGTCCTGACCGTAGCTCTTCACATTCTTTTGTAGATTATCTAGCCCAGCACCAAGTATACCAGCTCTGCCTGCTTGTAGCTTTGCTATATTAGTTACTAGGTCATTATCTCTAGCTGATGTCTTATTATCATAATACATTAGTTAAAACCTCCAGTAAAGTAACTTTGTGCTAATGACCTTTTTCTGTCTCCTTGTTTGTCTCTGTTTCTATTATAGTTAAGTTGGCCCTCTAGCGTCTTCTGTGCATCTTTATTAGCCTGATAGCCTAAGTATGTTTTAGCTAATCCACCTACAGTGCCTATTGGCTTACTATACTTATCTAACCAGTCCATCGTATTTGTGAAGTAGTTTCCTTTGTTCGTACTACCGCCGCCCATTGTACCTGGATTTAGGTAGCTTGAGTTGTTAACTTGTCTAGTAACTAAGTCATTTGCTGCTGGGTTTATCTTACTAGTAGATGCTCCGCTATACGCTGTTCCGTTATTTCTTTCAGAAGCTGACTGATAGCTGTTTAATACTCCATTATCAGTACCGTCTGCACCATCCCCATCATAACCAAAGCTGCCGTCAAAGCCTAGGAAGTCTCCCGTATTACTAACTCCTCTGCCTAGTGTATCACCAAAGTTACCAAAACTCTGTGCTGCTAGTCCAGCATTTGCTCCGCCATCCCAGCCAAAACCTCCTTTATCGAAGCCGAGTACGTCACCTACTCCTCCTACTAATCCTTTACCTACATCCCATATGCTGTCTAAAAACCCTGCCATAATCTCTTCCTTTTTTACATTTTGCTTATTATACTACTACTTAGCTTAACAGCTGCTTATTGTTGCGTAACCGCGTATAAGGCTTCTAGCTCAATACTTTTTAGAACTGCAGCATAGCTGTCATTACCACGTACCCTATCCTCTTTTAATGGCATTACGTTATTGCTATATTCTAACATATCTGTTTGTAAAACAGACGCTGCTACTCCTTTTCCTAGAAGTAAACTATGTCTTTCAGCGTCTACTTCCATGCCATCATTATCTGGATGCCACATTTTACTGCCTGCCATCTTTACATTATAGTACTTACCACCAGCCATATAGTCAAAGGTAGCACTACTGTTAGCTACTGCATCAAGAGCTAATGCGCCTACGAGAGTGCTATCAGAGTAATCTCTAATATGGTCTGCTATAGCATTAATTACAGAGGTTGCATCTCCAGAGTAGTCACCTCCGTTTTCGCCAAAACTATTTCCTATATCTGCGGCACTAACGTCATCACTAGAGTACCCTGCAGCATCTGCAGCTCTTCCAACTCTACCTATCGCAGAAGCTACGCCATAAGCGCTCATGCCTATTGCAGCGATACCTAGCCCTGTGTACCCTGCATCAATAGCATTAGCCCCAGCGGCTATTCCTTTTACCCCAGCAACACCAGCCACAGCTAACCCTGCAAAAGCCACTCCCAGGGCTATTTCATCATGAGTTTCTTTGCTAATTTGTCCAGAAGCGTAACCTACTTCATTTACGGCATTAATGGCCGATATAGCAACAGACACAGCAGGAGCTCCAAATAGCACTCCTATAGCTACTTCAGCTACAGCTTTGGCTGCGGATATATTAGCATGCGTTACACTAATACCTAAGACTTCTAGCGCATCTGCAGCAGCTTCATCTCCAAAACCGAAACTTTTAGCACTAAGAGCATCTATATTTCCCCATGCATGTTTATCGATATCAAATCCAAGAAAAGTATCTTTATACCCAATTAATCCAGATATTGGGTTGACAGTTGTTACTTCCTTAGTAGCATCTTCAAATCCCATATCAGCTGCTTGCTGATTAAGCCCAAAACCAAAATCGTTTGCATTGTCAATACCATCTTGTGTATCTACATCACCTTTTTCTTGGCCCATTGGTGTATTATCACCAATTTGACGCTTTGTGCCAAATGCACTTCTGTCTGGGCCATCTGTGCCGTCACCATGGCTAGTGTCTGCACCTTCTTGTCCAAACCCTTCAGACTCATTTTCAGACGCCTGTGCATCTGATTGCGCGGCTGCCGCATCATTATCAGCAGGACCGCCTTCATCTGCTTCATTATAGAAAGTGTTAAAAGCCGCAAACGGGTCTCTTAATTGCCTAGGAACCCTACAATTAACTTCTAGTTCATCTAACATTTATATTAACCTTATCAGCCGCTGATCATCTGTTTTCAGCTACTATTCTATTAACAAGAAACCTAGATATGTCATACTTAGCATAAACCTTGCTTTTAGTCATACCGGCATCTAAGTCTTCTAGAATACTTACTACAAGCACTTTATCAAACTGTGTCTTTTCAGAGCCCCCTGCTGATACCTGCCTAGTAGTTTTTAGCCCTAAGTAGCCCCAGCACTTTCCTGCTAGTATTGCTGATATATGACGTCTATCGACTCCATACTTTACAGCTAGCTCAGTATGCTCTACTCCTTTATTAAAGTCTTTAAACATATTTCTAACATCTGTTTCAGTAACTTTTGCATTATTTCCTCTATTGCTAACACTAAGCTTTTCTTTGTGTTCATCTGTCATTGCTCTTAAGCCAGTTTCCCACGAGTGTACTTGATTCTCAGTTTGAGTTACCCACTCTAAGTTAGTTATGTTGTTATTACTTTTATTGCCATCAATATGGTTGACTTGGTCTTTACTTTTATCTGGGCGTGGTATAAAAAGTTCTGCGACACACCTATGCACGTACGTAGTTGTTTCACCATTACGCTTAAATTCTGGGTAGCAGCTATATTTATGGTTTCTAACAAACAGTTTTAGCCACTTATTAGACTTAGTGCTATATACTCTACCTTTAGTTGTCACCCAATATCCTTTACTATATTCTCTGATCTCTTCGGCTTCTGCAAGCCATACATTCGGTCTCATACATTTTCCTTTGTTAGTTTAATGTATTATACCATATAGTTACTTAGACGCAGCTTAGTTAACCTGATCATCCGCTATGATAAGTTACTGCAATAGTCTTGCACAGCACACCGTCTTGTTCAAATACTCCTGCTTCACCTACAACTTGGTCGCTCCAAATACAGCTTTCAAGTGCTTTAGCTACGGTATAGCTGTGCATCACATCATCGTCTTGCTTCATAGCTTTTCCAGCTACATCACTACTGCATAGAAAATCACCTCTATTTATATCTCCATTAGCTTCGCAGACATTTAACCCACCTTCTCCTAGCGCGTTAACTCCTACTTGTTTAAAATTATTATCTTGCATATATGTTAAATACTCTTCATACTCTGCTTTAATTTTCCATGTACCATCTTCTAATTTATCCGAATACTTAGTAGTTTCGAAAGCCGTACCTAAGTCATCTAGTGCTTCTGTTACAGCTCCAAACACCTTAGCGTCTTTAGCTACCGTACTAATCTTAGAGTGCGCTAATGTTTGATTTATATCTATTACCCAAGCGTCGTCAATAATAATAATGTCTCCTACATTAACACTATCTGGCGAGTATGTCATATGCGCTCCCGTAAACGGGTAAACCGTACCACCTATTAGTGCATCATTATCTGTAAAGAAACCATAAGTTTTATGCCCTACAAACCCGGAAGCGTTAGGACCAGTGCCGCCTACTCCAACAGCATTGGCATTTCCAGTATCGCCCATAACTCCATTAGAGTTATCAGAGCCACCTCCCACACCAAAGCCGTCTGTGGATACTCCACATACTCCATTAGTGCTACTATAGCCTCTAAAAATACCTACTCCACTATACGTAGTACCAGCGTAGTTAACCGAGCTACCAGTACCTAAATAAAACTGATTATTGCCAAAAGCAGCGGTACCGTTAGCTATTCGATCTGCTAAAATAGTCCCAGTTGTAATCTTAGCTCCATCAATAGTAGTTGTATTATTGTTTATTGCAGCCGCTACCTCATTAGGTTGAGTAGCACTAGCTGCTAAATCATGCGCATCACTAGCATGGTCGTAAGCATCACTAGCATGGGCGTCTGCATTATTGGCATAATTGTAAGCTTGGTCTGCTTTCGTTTGCGCACTATTAGCTGCGCTATCATCTGTCCATCCAGCATTATTGTTTAAACTACTAGTAGCTATGCTAGAAACTACTAGTTTATTTGCCATAATTGTCCCGTTTACTAAAGCATTACCGTCAATAAAAGCTGTTTGTGATTGCCAACTAGTGCCGTCCCACACAACAGCAGGGTATGTACCTCCATTAAAAACTACCCTATCATGTAGTACATTATCTCCAGGAGTAGCTGCATTTGCATGGTCAATATCAGTACTATCTGGTGTACTATTAGCGCTATGATACGCATAAGATGAAAAGAAAATTCCAGCACCCCTATCACCATTAGTACCATTAGTGCCATCTGCACCTTTTATTTGTGCCCATTTATAAGAATTAACATCCGTAGAATCTGCTAATGTAAAATCAACATACGTTCCAATATATGTTCCAACAGTCTCTCCACTATTTGTAGTAAAAGAACTTCCATTATCGTTTGAATACTTAATATGTAAATAAGAAGTTTCACCATCTGTCCCATTAGTGCCAGCTATTCCATTCGTGCCATTCGTACCATCAGCCCCTTTTACGAGTACCCAATTATAATCTTGGTAGTTCGTAGAATCTGCTTGAGTAGAATCGACATATGTACCTATGTATTTTCCACCAGTCTGGTTAAAATTTTCAGAACCATCTGAGTTATCCGCGTAAGCAAGATGAAAGTAAGAACTCGTACCATCCGCACCTGGAAAACCGTCGTTTCCATTAGTCCCCGGCAACCCATCTGTACCTCTTTGATAAAATTTTGTAGGCACAGCCCATGCGCTTCCAGCCCAAGTTTCAGCACCATTACTATCTTTAGTAGCAGTATATACCCGCTTAGATACCCATTCAATGTCTGTTTCAGTATGAGTAGGGGTGTCAGTCCATCCTGTAGGAACTGTTTCGTTTACGCCATCAAAGCTTCCGTCAGTAGGTGTATTTGGTGTACTGCTATTATCTACTTTAAAAATAAAGCTTATAAAGTTACCACTAACCCCATCATAATAGTCAACATTTTTTAAAGGTTCACTAAGTACTGCTGAATCCTTTTCACTACCATCATTATTATAAGTAGTTACCGTATAAGTAGTCCTACCATAACTATCTGTCCCTGTTGTGACAGTTGGAGCAATGGCTGATTCTCCAGGGGCACCATCAGAAATGGTTATATCTCCATTTTGTCCATGTATTACATAAGTACCGTCTCCATTATCTGTAACAGTAGCATCAAACCCTGGTATGCCTTGTATTCCCTTAAGTCCGTTCCACTTGCTAGGCGTTGTCCACCCATTATTAGTCAATGTCCATCCAGAACCAGTTTCTTTTTTCCATACACCTTTACTAATATAAATTTGGTCTACGGTAAGGTCTACGCCTGGAAAGTCTTCTGGGTCATCTTTCCAATTATCCGTATAATTAAAGCTTGGCATGCCTTGTGTATTTGGGTCAATAACAGTAACATCTTGATTAGCAGTAGAGCTTTTTGAAAAAATAAATTCTGTGAAGGTGCTTATGCCGTCATAATAGTCAACACCAAGTTGAGGGATTCCTTCTAATACTTTTACAGGAGTACTCCATGCAGTATCATCAAATATAAACTCTAATGTAGTACTATTCTGTGTCACATCAACTGACGACTCATATAGTTCTTTATTTGTACCACTTGGAATTCCTGGCCTATCTTCAAGCCACCCATTAGGAGGTATAAAATTATTACTATTATCGTAGCTAGCGCCAGTTGGAGTATCTGGTTGCCCAGTATCTGATATTTTATACACATACTTTTTAAAAGAACGGTCGCCTTTAGCTACAACCCATACGCCATCATTATATATCTTTGTTATAAACAAACCATCAGCTGTGTCAACGTAAGTATCGCCATTTATGAATTCTGGCGTAAAAGAACTTTCCGGAATACCCTCACTTGGACCAAAAGCGCACGTAATAGTTCTATTACCTACTCTAAGCATAGATGAATAAAATTCATCAGTTCTCAGTAGATTAGTGGTTATTTTGCCTCCGTCTATAATAGTTTGCCCATTATTATCTGTAAGGTTTAAAAACCTTACAGGCCCCGTTCTTGTTTGGACACTAGTTTGACTGCCTTTAGCTAATGCTGTTAACGCTAATTTTTCAGCTTTACTTCTAGACATGCTACTTCACCGAAGCGTCATTTACTTCAGCAGCTTTAGCTGGGGCTATAGTAACGCTAGTGCCACTAGCTAATCCAGCAATTCTCCTATAAGTGTGTACCATAATTCCAGTCTTAACTAATTCTCCAGCTTGCGTAGTTTTCTCTGTTGTAGCCGTACCGATTACTCCCTTAACATAAACTATATCACCATGTCTCCAGTAGTTAACGCCATCTAGTGGTAGTGAGCATAAACTACCTGGCACATCTGTCTTATTAGTAGGCATTGGTGTACCTATCTGTGATACCAGTATAGTAGTACCTTCTTCATCTACTGTGTAGTCTAGTCCATCTGCCCCTGTCCACTGTGTGGCATTAGCAGCCTCATTATAAAGCCTATTCGCTGGGTAATCTCTATTCCACCCAGACAAGTCTACTATCCAGTAGTTACCTATCGCTTTAGCTTCTGGCGTTGCTGTTCCCCAGTTAGTACCATCAAATACTTCACCTGCAGGTAAGTCTGACGTAGGTGAAGTAGGCTTCCAAGGCCCTTGGTAAGCTATTAATTCTTCATTTTCTAGCTCATTCCTAGTCAACTCTTTACTAATCCTAAAGTATTCATTCCACATAGCAGCCGTAGGTACTAGCCCACCTGCCATTCCAGTACTAAAAGTATCTCCTAAGCTATCCATAGCCTTAATGCGCCTATTATCTATAACCTGTTGCAACATAACATCTTCTCTAGTTTTTATCATATCTGCTTCATTAATAGTCTTCGCAGTATTTGCTGCTACTGTTTTTATCTCACCTTCAAACTTATGCTTCTTATCCGCTAGCTGTAGTGCTAATTGCTGTGAGCTACTGGTAACATTACTAAGCATTTGCATATAAGCATTCTTCTTCATACTTAGTCTTTCTCTAGGGGTTACGTCGGGCTCAGCGTCTATTAGTGTAAACAGCTTATTCAGTATAGAATTTTCATTATCTAGTGTGCCCATTTGTTGCCCAAGCAACTTCTTATATAAGTACGAATACTCAGTCTCGAAGTCTGCTGGCGTAAACGTTATCGCATTGATCTTTTGTGCCGCTTCTGTTTTACCAGTGATATCACTCAGCTCATAATCACTATACGTCAATCCTGACGTACCAGTTATCCAAGCCTCCTGCTCATAATCATAATAGGGGTGTGCTTCTCCCGTATCAGCATTAGTAATTACTTCAGCTACCTCTAACCTAGCAGTAAGTGTATCTAATTCAGCAAGTAGTGCTTCAAAGTATAATGCTCCTGGATGTGACGCCCATTGCCCCCCTCTAGCTACGTCCGCAAGTACAAAATGCACATTAAATATAGTAACACTATCCTTAATATGGTCTGGTCCACCGCCACTATCTGGCACTGGATTAGCTGCTGTCCCTTCTACTTCTTCCCTCCACCACACAATCCATTCATGGTCTTCTGTAAATGTTAGGTTAAACATATGTCGATGCAGCATAATTAACCATTTATTTAAGTTATCTATACTACTATTCACTAGCTTCCACTCTTCTGACTCCGCCAACAACTGAGCCATCACTGACGGGCTAGTTACTGCATCTGAAGTCATCCAGTAGGTAAACTTCTCTTTTGTTGGTGCTCTATTAAATGCTGCTAGGTACGTTATTAGTACGTCTTCTCTAGTTACTCCATTAGCCATCTACAGTACCTTTCTATTAGTTTGTAGTTCTTGTGCAGTGACAAGCTTAACTTCTTCTGCTATCTTTTGTATTTGCTTATCTAATACCCCGTTTGTCATATTATTTTTATCCTCGCTTTCAGATTGCTCTCTTACCAAAGTAGTTTTTTCTGCTTCTGTTAAAACTTGTTGTCGTACTAAGCTAATTTCAGCATCTAATTTCCCGTCATCGCTGGATGTTCCTATTACTATATTATCATCAGCATCTATAGAATAATTATACCCGTAGTTCTTATCTATATCAGCAATAGCTTTACTTTTAGCTAACGCTAGCTCTGCTTTAGACAACGAAAGTTGCTCTTCTGCTATCGCCACATCTTTAACAAGCTTCTCAATCTGGTTGTCAATTACTCCATCTGTTTTATTTTGCATCGCTTCTGATTCTGTCTTTTCTCTAACTAACTCTGTATTATTCGTTTCTGTAAGTACTTGTTGCTTTAACAAGTCGATTTCTGTGTCAAGTTTACCTTCTCCAGACGAAGACAAGCTTGTTCTATCTATGTTTCCATTTCCGTCAAAAGTATAAGCATACCCAAAATCTTTGCCAATACTTGCTATCATTTGAGCGTATTCTTTATCAGATTGAGCTTTAGCTATATCGATCTGTTCTTGTGCAATCGCCACATCTGCTTTTATTTTTAATATTTGGTTATCTATCACACCATCAGTTTGACTATTTTTAGCCTCTGACTCACTTTTCTTTTGTACTAAATCTGTATTATACTCTTCTGTGGAAACTTGCTGAGTTAATAGTAGCAATTCTTTATCAAGTTTACCGTTCCCAGTAGAGCTTGTTATACTTATTTCTTTAGTTTGTGCATCTATTTCATACCCAAAACCATATTCTTTACTTATTGAAGCTAGTGCTTTAGCTCGTTCAAGTGAACTATTTGTTTTCGATATTTCTAATTGTTGAGAAGCTATTTCGACGTCTTTAATCATTTTCTCTATTTGATTATCAATCACGCCGTCTGTTTCATTATTTTTAGCTTCGGACTCTGTTTTCTCTCTAATTAATTCAGTATTGTTTGTTTCTGTAAGAACTTGTTGTTTTATTAAATCTACTTCAGAGTCAAGCTTACCATTCCCAGACGAAGCAATAGAGGATTTTACAACATTACCATCTGCATCTAGAGTATATGAGTAGCCAAGCTCTTTATCTAAACTTGCGAGCATTTGTACATACTCTTTATCCGCTTGTGCTTTAGCTATTTCAGCTTGCTCTTGAGCTATTACAACATCTGCTTTTAATTTCTCGATTTGATTCTCTAGTATCCCGTCGGACTCATTCTGAACAGCTTCTGACTCTGTTTTTTCTTTGACTAATTCAGTATTGTTTATCTCTGTAAGAATCTGCTGTTTTAATAAACTAATCTCTGCGTCTAGTTTTCCGTTATCGGAAGAATCAATTATACTTATATTCCCATCTGTATCAAGTGAATAGTTATACCCATAAGTTTTATCTATGTCGGCAATAGCCTTACTTTTTGCTAACGCTAATTGCGCTTTTGCTAATAAGATGTTTTCTTGTGCAATAAGAACGTCTGCTTTCAATTTCTCAATCTGATTGTCGATCATTCCGTCAACCATATTATTCTTATCTTCACTCTCTGCTTGTTCTCGTACGAGTGTAGTTCTTTCTGTCTCAGTCAACGTCTGTTGGTTAACCAAGTCAATTTGTGCTTCTGTTTGCTTCTCTTGCAACACATACTGCACACTTTGCGCAATCACACTTTGCATACCTCCAAGGTACACATTAGCATACTGCTCACCTACAATCCTACCGTTATCGTATTCTACCTTAACATTGCTGTTAACTGCTTCCATTAACTTATCAAATATTCCGGTACCTTGCCAAACATACTCGTCATCTACAGTAGCTATCGCACCGTTTGTCAAGTCTGTCAGTAATATATCTGCCATAAATCACTCCTCTAGTTATTAGCCGAACCCTCTTTTGAGGGCTCTACTAATAGTTAGTCTTTTCTTAAATCTTCTTCGTCTGTAACTAAATATCTGTTTCTCATACTAGTGCTTTGTAAACCTGTTCTCTGATTCATCACATGTAGCGGTATCTTAATTTCTTTCAATACGTCTATAAAACCTTGTGCAACCTCTACTGGTGTGTTAAGTGGCAACCTAATTGTACCTAGGTCAAAATAGTCATTACTACAATTTACACTAACTGTAGTAGTTAAGTGGTTTTCTCTCTGATCATTATCTACGATAGTAACTATCCTAGTCTTCTTAGCGAGCTTCTCAGCCTCATTAGATCTTTCTCTCATAGTTCTAGCGCCTTTCTTAGCAGGTGTAGTTTCTACAGGTTCAAGCTTAGCTACAGGTCCTGTTTCCTTTGACTCATAGTAGTCTTCAATCTTAGTAGCTAACTTAGCTTCGCCAATATTAGCACTGAATGAAATACCTAAGTCGGTAGCTTCTTTTTTTAATTCTTCTAATTTACTCATTTTTCTAAATCCTTGATTGGTTGTTTAGTAGGGTAGGAGGGCATCTCAGCCCTCACATTTAGCCTATTGATTACTTATTAACTAAAACGTCGTAGCGTAGTAATTTCTCTGCTTCTAATATAATAGTAGCATAGAAGAAATTATAGCTAAAGAAACCTTTAGTTGCATAAGGGTTAGTTAAGTCAGTGTCTTTAGGAGACTTAGCATTAAAGCTAATTCTGTTCATACCTTTTAGACCAACAGTAGCAAAACTACCTTCAGTTGGGAACAAAATAGGGTGAACGTCAAACTTAGCGTCAGTACCTGGAGTACCAGTATACGCCAAATTACCTACATAACTAGCATCTACATCAGCACCCTTTTGGTACTCAACTACAGCTGCTTCAGACTCAATGAATCTTACTTCGTGCATACTACCAACTTCACCTTGTGCTGCAGTAGCTGCATCACCATACTTGTGAAAAGGAACATACGCGTATGCTGCTTCGTTACCAGTACCTCTAACGATAGTCTCTAAATCAGCTTTAACATCAGCGTCAATAATAGCATAGTAAGAAGCTGCAATAGTCTTAGTGTCAACTTTAGTTGAACCAGTAACTACTGAAGTATTTCTCTTAGCTCTATTTCTAACTAGTTTTCTAACTGCTTTTCTAATACCATCATAAGTGATTGTCCATACATCGTCTTCAGAACCGTCATTTGCAATACCATTTCCTAGTGTAGCCATACTTGTAGCAATACCTGCATAAACTTTTGTAGGAGTAGCTAACAAGTCTAACTGAATCAAGTCCTCGTATCTACTATTAGCTAATTCGCCTAGCTCTTCTCTATATCTAACTTGCATAACGTCTTCAGAAAACAAATCTACCTCATCAGTGTAAGTAAGCATTTCACCGAATCTAGCTAAGCTAGCTTCTACAGTTACTTTCTCTAATGTTCTCTCATTTTGTGTTCCAGCACCTTCTGGTAAACTAACACCAGTTCCTGCTGAATCAGCTAATAACGCCTGTAGTGTATCTAAGTCTCTCCCTGTCATATAACCCTTAGCAGCAAAGTCTCCGTCTGCTAACGCTCTGTCATACATATGTAAAAACTTACTAATCTTAAAAGTCTTTCCCATTTTCTTTGGTTGAAACTTTTTAGAAGCCCATTGTCCATACACATTAGTTCTATTTGCAGCTTTAATACCTGCTTTGTCATAATAATGTGTTATTGTGTTTGCACCTGAAGTACTATTCGTACCATTCCCATATACATGTGAAGCCATTTATTTTTCCTTTTTATTTATAGCTCTAGGTTTTTGTACCACTCGTCGAAAGCTTCATCACTATCATCTAAGTAGTCCTTAACCGATTTTTTTCCAGCTCTACTCTTAGTAGGAGCTGCTGCCCTCCGTTTCTTAGAAGCTTGCTTAGTAGCCTTACGGCTATCTTCTGCTTTCTTAACAGCGCTGAGCTTGTCAGCAGCTGCCTTGTCTGCAGCTTTTTTAGCTTCTAGTCCATCTAGCTCTCTCAGTCTAGCTTCTTCTCTTTGCTTTTCTTGATAATACTGTCTTCCAGCCTCTACATAGTACTCTATGTCTGCTTTCTTACCACCATCTATCACCTTCATCTTCAAGGCCATAGGGCTAACTTTATCAAACACACCATTAGCAACATCCGTATGTAGCTCTCTTATCAGTGCAGGATTCTCTACAAAAATATCTCTACTCTTATTATCCCACTGACTCTCGATCACATGCTGAGTAACTTGGTACTCCGGATCTCTACTAATATCATTCACTATATCCTGAATAGCTAGTTCAGTCTCATTCCGACCATAACTATTTGGTTGATAATCTCTTTCTTGCTCCATATCTAAGTCGAGGGCATCTACGCCTGTTCGCTTCAACACAGATGCAATAGCATCCTTATCGCCCTTCAGTACGTCTATCATTAGATTCATATCTTGCTCTGTAATGTTTTCGTCATCCATTGCAGATATCATCTTCTTATAAGGAGCAATCGCTTGCATCTTCTGAGTGTAGTTAGCAGCTTGTGCAAATACTTTGCCAAACTGTTCTTGAACTTCTTTCTCAGTAAACTCAAACTCTTTGCCGTTTGCCTTATACTTCAATTTCTGTACTGGTTGTGCTTCTTCCGTCGGCTTGGCTTCCTCTTCCGTAGGTTGCTCTTCTTCCTCTGGGTCCGTCAACTCTTCCTCTTCTGAGTCCTCTTCCGTCTCATCTTCGCCGTCTTCTTCCTCACCATCATCATCGGAATCCTGATCGTCAGGTTGTTCCAAGTCTTCCTCTTCATCATCAGTAGCTTCGTCTTCTTCCTCTTCAGGTTCGTCCTCAACTACCTCATCTTCTTCATCTACACCGCTATCTTGCTCATCTGGCACATCTTCAGCCTTAGCTTCCTTATACGCTGCTTCTAAGTCCTCGTCGCTCATGTCAAACAACTCTTCTTCTGTGTATTCGGCCATCTTATACCTCTACAACATCAGCGTCTTCGTCATCATCATAATCCTCGTAGTCACTCTCGACAACATCGCCCATTGACTTTATCACATTAAAGTGGTCTCTAAGAGCGCTCACAGCGATTAGTCCTTCCATCACATCAGTTCTTCTATTCGAAGCTTTTACTTGGTCTGAAGCCAAGATACTTGTTCCCATAACTGCTTTATCTTTAAAGTACCCATCGAGTATAACTGTTTTGAAGTCATCGTTCTTCTCAAGTCTCTCTAGCGCATCTCTTTGCGTAGTCCAGTAGTTAGGTTCGTTACTCTCAATTGCCACTTGGTTTATAGTATCCATACTTTTATTCCTTCGGTATCCACAACGTGGTTGTACCTTCATTAAATTTCAAATCCGCCATAGCGGTGATTTGTTAACACTATTATAGTATATCTTTGCTTATAGTTATCTTAAGCTCTCATTCCTGCCAAACCTTCTTGCGGTTTAGCCTGTCCTTGTGCTTGCATTTGCTCTTGCTCAGCTTGCTTTTGCAACATCTGTATCGCTTGTTGAACTACCTCTGGTGGTACCCCTTTAGCTACGAGCTCCTCTGGTGACATCCCTGACATCAATGCTTGCATTACTTCCTCAATGCTAACCTGTGCTTGTGGCGCTTGCTGTGCACCCATTCCTGCTAATCCTTCTTGTGGTCCCATTCTTATTCCTTTATTTTAGTTATTGCCACGAGCTGCTAGCCCATGTTCTGCATTGTAAATTGCTTCTGCCTGTAGTGCACTGTCTCTAGGCTCATTGAACCTTGTGTGGTCTACTAGTGGCTGTTCTTGCACTGGAGCGCTTAGTACTGGTTGATGCGTATTGTTGTAGTCTTGTTCAGCTCTCTGCATATAGTACTGTAACTCTGGGTTAACTTGTGCATACATTTGCTTACCAGCGGCTAATCCTTCGTATTGCCCTACTTTTTTAGCTGCGTCAAGTTGTTCTTGAAGCTTAGTTACCTGTGCAGCATTAATTGCTTGCTTACCTACGTTAGCTGCTTCACGTAGCGCCTTGTCGTGGTTATAAAGAATACTTTCTTTTTTTGTTATTGGTTGGTCATATAACATCTCATCCCCTCATTACTCCAATATTTGTGTCTTTGTGCATTGCTTGCTCTCTTATTACTTCGATATTTGCCTGTAGTTCAGCTAGTTTATCTTCTAAGTCTTGCTGATGCTTCTGGTCTTGTAGTTCTAGCTTCTCTTGATGACTATAACCTGCATCCTCTTTTATGTGATGTAGATCTACCAAGTCAGCGTCGCTCTCTAGCTTCCTAGCTTTAGCTGCTTCTACTTTAGTTTTTTCTGCTAACAGCTTCGCTTGCGCCATCTTCTCTTGTTCATCGCCCATATCTTCCTTAGTACTAGCTTTTATAGCCTCTATTTCAGCTTGTAGTTTAGCTACTTCTAGCTGCTTAATCTGTTGCTCCATTGGGTCAGGCTGCGGTTTAAACTCTAGTATACTCTTCTCTAAGTCAGGCTGTCTGCCTAGCTTAGCTATCTTTGCTAATACTTGTTGTGTTAGTTCGAACGGTACACTATTTCCTAGCGTCTGTAGTAAGAAACTTAGCTGTTCACTCTGCGCTGCATTACTCTCTGCAGTAGCTACGCTAATATCAATGTCAATATTACCATCTAGGTCATCTCTCTTTATGTGTACGAAATTCTCATTAGTTACTCTAACTACTTCCTCGTCACTCAAAAACTCACTGTTGTAGCTCATCCACTTTCTCATTAGCGGCTTTATCAAGTTTTCAGCTATATTTCTTACTAAGTCTAGTCTTCTGACATTAGCAGCATCCAGCACACCGCGGGCAGCAGTAGCACTACCAGTACCAAATCCACTATTGTTAATACCTCCATTAAACCCCTTTATCCCTGTTAAGCTTTCTACTTCATTATTCATCATCGTCAACATGTCGAAAGCGCTGCTAGGTATCTGGTTATAGCTACCTTGCCATACATCTGCTGACGTCCCGTTAAACTCAAAGTTCTTTCCTGCAAAAAACTTTTTTCTTTGTGTAGCGTCTAGCGCACCTTTACGCAAGCCTACTTGCCCATTTGTACTAGCTGCCATATTATTTATAATACCTCTAGTCACAGCCGTAATCACCTTTTGCTGGTCTTCTATCAGGTCAATATTATTCTCTCCATGTAGTTGAAAGGGCACACTACTAAACGGTACTACCAAAAATGGTGGTTTCTTATCCGGGTACGGATTGTCACTAAGTCTTATAACTACATCACCTACCCATGCGCATACTATTTGCTCTACTTCACCATCATCATCTACGTCGTAGTTTCCCCAGTATTCATACACGACCATCTTCTTTCTAGGATCATCCTGAAAAGTGAACTCCGAAGTATCTGGGCTTTCATAGTCAGCATCGTCGTTATATGCCTTCATTACCTTATCTAGGTTCTTATATCTACCGTCTTTTCTAAGTGTACTTAAGTCTGTCTCATACCTATATATAACGAACTGTGCATTATCCAAGTTATCTTGACAAGTTGGGTCTAGGTAAATATCTTCACTCCTACATACCTTAGCCGTAGGTCTATTCAGCAATACTTTCGTCTCAGTAACTTCTTTCTGCGAAATCACATGCTGTCCATATTCGTCTACTTCAACTACCTCAACTACACTCGTTACTTCCTTGTCCTCATATTCCCAGCCTGTCTGTACCACTAACGTCGCATCTACGTCTAGTACCTTTATAGCCTTCGTCATAAAGTTATACCTATCAAAATCTCTGCAGAACTGGTAGTTCAACAATACTTCATTCTGTCTAGCAGCCTCAGCGTCCTCGTAGGTTACTGGAGCACACTTAATTACTTCCGGTGTACTTACGAACGGGTCTTTTAGCGAACTATGTGCCCATAGCGAAGCTCTTTTAGATACTTTAGGAACAATCTTAGACTTGCCAGGCTCCTCATTTCCATAATTTTCCGAATTGTATGTTGACCTCCGTTCATATATTCTAGCGTCTATATCTTCTTTTAAAATTTCAGCTGACTTTAAGTCTGCCTGAAACGCTTTTAGCAACTTATGCTGATTAACTTTATTCATATACCACTCCTTCTACCGTAACTTTGTTAAAACACTCTGTATGCCCACTAAATGCTATAGCAGGGCTATATTTGTTATCTCTGTTAAGTCTTTGGTATTTTCTTTCTAACTCGCATACTGTTTTTGCATCTGCTTCTATAGTGTGCAGTATTTTATAGTTATAGTACATGTTTATATCTTTAAACCTATTAGACGTAGCTACAAATGTCTTTCCTATTTTGTAAAAACTTTCTTCGCTATCCCATATCTTAGCTACATACAATTTATATCCAGTAAAGTACCTCGACTGTTCACCTTGAGTTTCCCACTTACTATCAGTCCACCCTATGTTTTCAGTTCTACACTCTCTACACCCATAACCACTCAAATGATCACTAGGCCTTTGTAGAAAATCTCCGTGATGCGGACAGGTTATTAGCACCTTTTTACGCGCATGCACATACTCCGTATTACTATACTTATATTTGTTATGGTGCACTTTACTAGCTTTTTCTATAAAGTCTTCTGTGGTAGATGTAATACCTTTTTTAGCTTTTAATGCTCCGCACTTAGGGCAGCCATTACCTGCTACATGGTAAGCCGGTTTTTGTTCAAACTCTCCGTGCTTCGGACATACTATCGTCATAAGCTCTAGGTAATCACTAAAGGTCTGATACTTATACTTATAGTAGTCACCGTGAACCTTTCGCGCTTTTTCTTTAAACTCTTCTACTTTTTGGCTTAAAGGCTTTAAAGTAACTCCCAGTTTAGCCTTACTACACGCTTCATTAGCACATTTAGGACAACCATGACCGCCACTTATGTGGTCAGTTGGTCTTTGCATAAAACTGCCATGTTTACTACATATGATTTCTACCTTAGTCTTGTTGTTTATGTATACAACATTAGAGTAGTCATAGGTGTCACCATGTGCCTTAACAGCTTTCTGTAAAAACTTTTCTTGCTTGTTATCATCTGCCATACTAATCCTTAGTTATTTCTAGTGCCATTATAGCGTGCTTCCGTTTAAAACTTGCTTAAGCCAGCGCATACATAGCTGCCGCTAGTCTTTTAGCTCTATTTGGGGTTTGCACAGCAAATCTACTGTCTAGTATTTGCCTACTAGCCTCAGCGTAGTTATGCTCCTTTAGTGCTTTAAGCATCTTCTTAAACCTAAGTAGCCCAGGTACACCCATCTGATACCCCATCATATAAAGTATACTCCAAGCCTCGTGCTTAATTTCTAAGTACGCTAAGTGTGCTTTCACTTCTTTCTTCACCAAGTCTAGCCTATAGTCCAACAGCATAGCTGCTTCATACTTAGACAACGGCAACTTAGTGCCGTAGCCTATTGTATTATAGCCCTCTGTGTCTATGTACACATCACCACTAAAGCCTTCTTCTTGTTTTAGCTCATCTATTACTGCCATATCTACTCCTACTTAAATACATTAGTACTATACGGTACTGGTGCTCGCAGCACACTGTTAGGCTCTACGTCGTTAAAATATTGTGCTAACCCTTTTGTAGCCCCTGCTTTTACCATAGCTTGACTTGGAGTAAACACATCTCTTCCGTTATCTTCTGACCATACCCCACCAGGATACTTATCCGTACTATACGCACTTTCTACACTAAAAGTTGGGTGCCAGGGTAGTTTACCTTTATCACTATAGTGACCATTAGCAGCAGCTTTGCCTGCTAGACCATAGTCATAATCACCGTCTATTTGTCCTAACGCCTTAGCTAACCATACTTTAAAGTCCCCTTGCATTACATAAATCCATACATTACATAGCCAAGCAGTACTAGCAGCAGTGTGCTAAGCACAAGTCTCTCATTCTCTAGCTTTCGCTTAGGGCAAGTTTCTTCTGTAAATCCATTAAAGCACACTTTGCATATCTCTTTTTTACAAGTATTTTTCATTTCCACCTCCCATAAATCTATCGAGTACGATTCTCGCAAATCTACTCTCTACTATTCCTAGTATCGCATAACTACTCACACCAATGAAGCCTACTAGCCCATCTCTGCCCATAGTATCAGCCGGTATGAAAGCTGCCAAACTGTAAGCCACAAATGCGCCTATCACCATATTTATCAGCATAGCACTATTGCTCCATTGCACGTCTTCCATCCTTTTCTTCTGCCTACTATAGTCGAACATATAAGCGACAATTCCGCCCATACCTCCTAGCAGTACATCTTTTAGGGCAACTACTATCCTAGTAGCTAGCTCCATCGTGTCATTTGTCATCTGATCGCCTTCGCATAGTAGTTCTTTGCATCTCGTCATAAACACTCAGTAGCAAGTTCAACAGTATACTAATAAACCCTACAGTATATAGTACAAATCTAAAAGGCGCATACCTTGCCATCAACTCGTCTTCTTCTATTCCTTGTACAACTACAATCTGATGAGGCTTATCTACGCCACGTAGCTCTCCTCCATAGCCCCTATTCATACTAGGCAGAACTACCCACTCTAGGTACTCCCTCGCATCATCAAACTGCCAAGACAAGTTTGTGCCATCTACTGAGTCATACCCTCTGTTTATCACCTTTAGTGCTCTCTTACAAGCCTCTGGATCTTTGTGAATAATACACAAGCTCTCTGCAGTCATCTTCTTCTTAGGCACATAACAGTCCAAGCTAGGGTCAAAAACAAAATCTAGCGTCTGCAAGTCATATGCGAACACATCTCCCGTAGGGGTAGTTAAGCTATTTCTAGCGCACGTCTTAAGCGCCATTTCTACCTTACCATTATCAATACCTACGTAGTGCGTAGGCAGTCCATCCCCATCTGCTAGTAGCTCATCGTTTACACAGCTCTTTACATTAACCAGCATCTGTCTAGCCGTAGTTCTTGCTGACTTCTCTACATAAAACTGCATAGTAACGTCTATAACTACTGTGCACACTACTATCAATGCCACTACTACTAATCTTAGCCCACTATGCTTTATTATCATAGTTTTAGCACCGCCTCATTATTGAGGCAGTACGTTCCTTTTTTCTGCATATTCTATTGCTTGTCTCATTCTATCTGCTGACACACCTAATTCTTCTATAGTTATGTTACCGTCCTTATACAGCTTAACTCTTTCTTCGCTAACCGCTAAAAACGCAGCCACTTGTGTAATCTCTTCCTGAGTATAGTCATGACCTGATATTGGTCCTTTACACCCTACTAAACTAATTAATAGAAGTGCTATTACTGTCAACTTGTACATTTGGTATCTCCTGTGTATTTGTTATTTGTGTATCGGTTACACTTGTGTCTTTATTGGTATCTGTTACAGACGTATCAGTTACTGACTTATCTACACTTGTTTCTGTAGTTGTTGTCATGTTATTCTGATAACTGCCTGTAAAGTTACTCCACATATTTGTCTGAGCTTGGTTATCACTCTGTCTAATAGCAACATTAGCTTGTTGATTAACCTCATTATTCTTATACCCATAGTAAATGCTTGCCGTAGGTACAACAATATTTGTAGCTTTAACCATAAAATCGCCTAATCCATCAGCTATACTTTCTAGCTTCTGCGGCTTTACAATAGGCATTCTATCTACGCTAGCCATTACGTCAGCAGGACGTATACACTCTCTCACTGTAGTTACAGGTCTATTGTCAATAACCTCTACCTTTACACCACAACCCTCATTAGCCTTTGTCAAGTACTTCATAACCTCTTTTGTCATGTCAGCCTTCGCCTTATAGCCAGCCTCTACTCTCTTTGTTCCCTCGTAACTATACTTCAGTGCACTATCCGTAAAGCTACACCCAGTCATAACTACACCAACTACAGCCGCTAAGCTCAGTTTCATTAGTTTATTCATCTATCTCTCCTAGTATTTTTACTTCACAATACTTTGTACCATCTTTTTCTATACTCTCCCAAGCACTTCTGCCACCAAATTTCACTGCATAATACATAGCGTAGCGTTTCCAACAAGAAACTCCCTCAACTTTCATCATCTCTAGGAATAGCTTATCAACATCTTCTTTGTTAAGCTTCCCTAAGCCTTGTGAGGTATATAAGGCATCATGAATTAAAGCAGCACCAACGTACTTTCCTATTAACGGTGAACCAATAATTCTCCAAGTAAACTTTGGTATGCTTGCTCCATCCGTAGGCATACCTTGCTTAGCTATAACTTTTATCTTATTATTTTCGTATGAGAAATCATCCTCTAGTTCATAGTTATGTACATCCAGTCTTTTGAGTGTTACATCTCCACTAAATCCCTTCATTGTTACCTCCTACCATTTATAGAATATAAGGTGCATTGCAGGTACGAATACCGTAGCTGATATGTCACTAAATTCTGAAGTGTGAATATCTGGGTGTTGCTTATCGTACACCTCTTTGCCTATTGCTGCCCCAAGCGTCACTAACGCACATGTACTAGCTGTTAAATACTTACTATCTATATACTTACTCGCTACAAGGCAAGTACCATAAATAATAGCACCACCTATCATATGTGCTTCCTTATCTTTCTTCAAAAATACTTTCGCATTTGCACTTGTTACTAAACCTAGTAATAACAACACTAAAACTACTCTCTTTGCCATTTGTTTGCTCCTAATTACTTTTGTACCCACAAAGCTGTTTGTGCTTCTCCTGCTAATTTTAGCGCCTCTTTTAACTGTGCTTTAGTCACACTTACTACACTATTATCTGCTAATACCCAAGTAGTTTTGTCTGTGCTTGTCATTACTGATATAGCTCTTGCCATCCTAGTTTGTGAAGGTTCACAGCCATTCCAGTCACCTACATTCGTTGTAACTACTATGTTGTCGACTTTCTTTGCTCTATCTTCTTTCCATAATTTTCGTAATGTTGGTGCTAAGTAAGCGTCTACTCTGTCTGTTACATCAGGTGCCGTATATGGACGAACCAACTCTGTAACCTCTGGTTTATATGGCGTAACTACTACTTCATATTCTCCATTTTCACTAGGCTCTGTAACTTCCTCAACTGCTTCACTAACTACTTTAGTCTCGTTAAGCCAATTAGTAAACGATACACAATCCTCAACATACTCATAGTAGCTCTTAGCTTCTACAACAGGTTCTCCTTCTTCATTAAGTTGCTCAGGCTCTTCTACAAGTACAGTCTTAAATAATGTATCATACTCAGCCTGTTTCGTAGCTAACCATGCAGCTTTTTCTTGTCTTTGATACTCCTCGGCTAAGAGGACTTTTGCCCCCTTAACTTTCCCTAGCTGTAACGCTTTTTCTATTTTATCCGTCATATTACTCTCCTAATTTTATTGAGCTGCCCTTCAGTAGCACTTTTGTCTGCACACTATGCCCATTTAAGTCTGTGAGCGTACCGTCTGTAAGTCGTTCAAATGTATCTGTATCTCCGAAGTCCCCTGCTGTACTGTCATAATCTAGCTCTTGAGTAAATACTTGTGTAGCATTATCTGTCTGAGTTATGAGGGCTTTAGAGCCTACTATTGAGTTTGCATCTAGGGTCAGTGCTTGGTGTTTTGGTATAGATAATGAAACAGTAACATCTTTCCACACCGTAGGCTCCGTCTCGTCAAAAAAGTACACTGACGGATAAACCCCTGTGTATATAGCAGGGTTTATAAATTCAAAGTACCCTTTTTTACTAAAGCCTACTGCTTTGTATATCTTACCTGGTATTACTGTGATTAATACATCACCTACTATTTCCTCATCATAGCCACTTAATAACTGGACGTCATCAACACCTTTAGCTTCAATACTACTACCAGTAGCAACCTTACTACTGCTTGCATATGTAAGTCCATTGTAAGCATATACACTATGGTGATTACTTGCTATTAAATCTCTATCTACTGTTTCTATTGGCTTTGGTGTAGATACTGGGATTGCTGGTTGGTTTTGGGCTTTATAAGAAAGTAAAGATACTTTGGTTGCGTCTGTATTTGTGACAGATAATCCACTTTGTGTATTAGCAACTGCATCTAAAGATGAACTTATATTATACGGTGAGAATGACATACCTCCATTAGAGGTAAATATGTTTAAACCTAGATTGCCAATTACTTTTTTATATAATATTGGTTGCCATGTCCCAGCTGCAGTTGAGGTATCTGTATAATCACTACCATCCTGCCCTACAAGCAAAGCATTCATAAACCCAACGCCCTTGCCACTAGCCAATAAGTTCCTCATACTTTGTGGATAACCTTTTTTAACTTCAGTCCAGTTATCTCCCTCTTCAATAGCTACACTTGGCACGCTATCTGCTAAGTCAATAGTATCTACTTTAGTTTTCCACATAGTGCTTGTAGCGCTATTCCATACTAAAGTGTCAATAGGCATATCTGTTACATCTGTGTCTGTATTACCATCATTTGCTATGTATGTAGCGTCTGTTGATACATATGGTACTGGGTCTCCGATTAGGTCTGTGTGTAACATTGAGCCTTGGGTTGCTAGGTATGGAGACTTTTTAAACAATACTAATTTGTACCCAGCGTTTAAATCATCTAAAGAAGCACCAGATAAGTTTTCTATATAGAGTCTATCTGCACTTGATTCATCTATATTAAGTTCTGTAATATAATACAAATTCCCTGTATTTGTTGCTACATACCCAGTTATTTGTGATGAATTTGGTGCAGAGACGTTTCTGCCTATAATATCTGTATAAGGTGATGCCAAAGGCATAAAACTTTCAAAGCCTAAACCTGCTAAGTACTTTGCACCAAAATTTAGCCTGAATTTCCCAGTAAGATATTCTTGCCAATTACTTGCTGTATTTATTCCTATAATCTCAACCCCATTTTCAACATAACCGTCAACTAAGTTTCTTCGTACTTCCTCTTGATGTTTATATGTAGGTGTTAGAGCATTTGGGATTGCGTAGCAAATTAAGCCCCCTTGTCCTTCTATGTAGGTTTTGTCGTAGAACTTTAAGTCCGGTCTGCCAAGTCTTTCGTATTGAACACCAATTAAACCGTTATCTGGTGCAAGGATCCCATTACTAAATGGATAATTATCTGTAGGCGCTGTAAGTGTATCTAATAAAGATGCAGCTTTTCTAGCATCAGCCGTGTACCAATACATAGCGTTTCCACTTGTACCATCAAACTTCAAATACGTAGACGCTCCAAAAGCATTAAACCAAGGGTGGTAAGCTCCAGCATTCAAATATCCTTTAAGCCCTAACAATATAAACTCACTATTGCCATCTGTATAAACCCTATCAGCTTTCTGACTATAACCTAACTCACTAAATATATCTTGTTCATAAGTCTCTACACTTTCCTCACCATAACAATTCACAAGTGGTTTAGCTACATTCTGTATAGCGCCAGCACTTGTTTTTTCTATGAGCAGCGCTGCTTGTTTTGTGACATATGGGATAGCTTTGAAGCACGGATTTTGTAGGCTCATATTTAATGCCGTGCCCAAGTCTAGCCATGATGTTGTTACTGAAAAGTCGTCTAATTGGCCATTTACTATATCAGTTTCACCATCATTTCGCATATAATAATGCCCAACAGTAGCATTGTTGTTTCCCGTACCCAAAACAATATGAGGGTACCCTCTGTATGGTATAACAGTATCACTAGATAGGTTATCATACATATCAGCAGTATCTCTAGTAGCTATGTAGCTTTGGTCTTTTAGTTTTATTGAGACATTATCGATATAAAATTCTGATAGTACAGTATCTATAGAAGTAAAAGATATAGAATAAAACTCATCATGTAATATATACGGAACGAAGTATGTACCACTGGAGGTTATAAGTAGTTCACTAGAGCCATTTACACTAGTAGTTTCTGACACTACTTGACATTGACCTTGAACTATTTCTACGTCAAACGAAATAATGTATTCTGTATTAGGTATAAAAGGTAATACAGGTGTAGCTAATTCAGCATATGTAGATGTAGGGTTACAATATGCTCTTCCAGATACAAAACTAAAGTTTGAGTTAACATCATTCCACCAACTCAAATCACTATCAAACCCACCATTCTCAACCAACTCATTCCCAGTAACGACAATATCACCTTTACTATGACTATTTTGGCAAGTTAACCCGAATCTACTGTCATCTAGTAGTTCATCTGTACTTCTACTAGGGTTTACGCCAAATAATCCTGCCGTATCTAGTGTATCACCAGCAGCTGTATTTTGTAGTGCTACATACGCAGTGTCTTTTAGTTTTACTGAGACGTTATCTATATAAAATGTACCAGACGAGTTGTTACACCTAGCAATAAAGTCTGTAGATGTTGCTGTAGCTACAAAAGTAGCACTTAATGATTTTATACCACTAGTTTCAATAACAGAAATATCTATATACGGAGAAACAATATAAGCTTGTACTGATCCTGAAGTGCCAAGTTCTATGTTACACGCTACCTCATACTCAGCACCTACAACTGTCTGTATGGTTTGCGTAATACCACCGTATGACGCACTAGTGTCAATTAAAGCTCTACCAGTTGAATAAGATATAGTAGAGGTATCTTGTGAGTTCCACCCACTAACGTCACTATCAAAACCTCCATTAGTAACCAACTCACTCCCAGTAACGACAATATCACCCTTACTATGGTCTGCCTGTGTAACTAATCCATTGACTTTATCATCAAGCAGCTCACTTGTACTGCCTTGTGCAAATGGTGCTTTAGGGAGTTGAAACTGTGGGAGTTCTTTAACGGAGATGTTGTCCAGAATGAATGGGAATTCGCTGAAAGCATCAAATTGAAGCCTTGAATTGCTGTGAGATGGAGATACTGTGTAAGTATTCCATCCTTTATTAACCTGAGAAAAATAGTTATACCCACCAGTACCATAACACCCTATGTTAATCCCACTTACTGATGAATAAAATGTAATCTTATATTTTTTTGTGTAACTTAAACTTAAGTTTTGATAGATATATGAACCAGATGTGAATTTTCCATCCTCTAAAACTAGGTCTGTAGCCCACCCATTAGTACCATCACTAAAGTCTCCATTAGTAATCAACTCATCACCAAGTCTATCATGCACCCCATCACTAAACCTTACAGGATAACCTTTCTTATCTACCAGCACATCCGGCACATCAACCTCTTCAAACATATCAGCAGGTCTTATTTCATTCACCCCATCATTAGGAATTAGCCCATGTTGTGCAAATGTAGCGTCCATATGCAAGTCCATCTCAGCATTTCTTGTTGCTTGTAGCTCTCCCGCATACTTACTTAGTTTATTACCATCTGCCTCTCCAGAACCACTACCAACATACAACTCATTAGTTACTTTATCGTATCCTAACTCCTTATCTGCCAGAGGACTATTAGGTATACCGTCTTCTGTTACTTTTACTATTGCTGCCATTACCAGTCTCCATTATCTAATTTTGTATTTATTGCATCTAACTCTGTTTGTACTGCCGTACTAATAGGCAATTCACTTGGCTCCATATTATCAAGCTTATCTGCATCAAGTCCAGAACCATCCCCATCAACTGTTTTTACGGCTGCTAATATCTCACTAGCAGTTTGGTCTGCCGTTGCACCTGTTTCTATGCCGTTAAGTTTATCTTTCTCAGTAGTAGTATAATTATTATCAGTATGAACATATGAGCTATCTATTACAGTATTGATATCATACGACTGCACAGTAGAGCCAATGTCACCATCTTTCAGCGTTGTACTATCATCATATACAGTATCTGTAAACACAGCATTTGCCGGAACTGCCGTTTCTACAGTTAAGTTATTCACTTTAGCAGCGTTTATTCCTAGCGCATCTATATCTGCTTTTGTCTGGTCTCCCGTATTGATCCCAGATTGATTATTTAACTTAGTTTTATCCCCATCAACAAATGCCCCTTCAGCCAAGGTATCTTGCTTTACATCCAAAGCCGTTTGCACTGCCGTACTTACAGGCTTATCAGCGTCACTAGTGTTGTCTACAGCTCCTAACCCTACTTGTAGTTTAGTAACACTATGAGGATTACCACTATTATTTTTATGTGCCACTAACGAGTCATTAACTGTCTTTCCTTGTAGAGCACTTAGTGCGTCTGTAGTTGACTCACTACTGAGCGTATTGTTTACTACTACTTGCGTGTCATCTAGCAACGCGCTCATATCTACAGTAAATATGCTCCCATCATCCCTGCTAAACGTAGCTATGCCTGTAGCGCCATCTAATACTCCACTAGTCAATCTAGCCAAGTTTGTGTCATCTAAATATAGTGATAAGTCAATATTAACATCATTGCCATTTTCATCTGTATAAGTAAGAATATTAGCAGTAACAGACAATGCAGTTACTGTTTCACTCTGCAGGGCTGACCCAACTAGCGCTTTTTCGCTATCTGTATACTTATTTGTATTAGCTAAGCCCTCATAGAGCGCTTCTATTTCACTTGCCGTCTGATCAGCAGTCGCTCCAGTTTCTATGTTATCTAGTTTATTAACATCAATTTGATTACTGACAGCGTCATGAATCAGAGGATCTAAGTTTAATCTTGCTACTTCAGCCATTACCACTCTCCTTCTGTAGCTTGTGAGCTAGGTATATGATCTACTAACGTTATTACTAAGTCTGTGCCGTCTAAACTAAAGTCATACACTGGTGTCATTCCATCTACTCCATTAGCCCCTGCAGCCCCTCGAGGTACAGTCAGCATATTTGTTGCATTATTGTATACTACTTCACTCCCTGCTACCCCAGTGCTAACTGTAAGCGTATGCAAGTCATTTGCAATAGCGCTCACATTAGTTTCGGAAATAACTGCGGCTTGCCTACTAGCTTCACTAGCATTAGCGCTAGCCAGTGCTTCCGCTGCCTTAGCAGTAGCGATTACAGCATTATCATCTGCTAATAGTATCTCTGTAATATTTGGCACTACTTGCGCATTTATGTTAACCATAGCTTCGTTATTACTTGCTACTGTAGTTACATCTGCACTTATATTAGCTACAGTAACTACCTCATCCCTTATACCAGCTACAGTTACTAGGTTGCCACTAATATCTGCTAAATCGGTAATATCAGTAGCCATACTAGCGACTGTAATTACATCTTGTATTTCAGTGCTTACTGTAACTACATCAGTAATATTATTATTTACTACATTTATACTACCTATAGAAGGTTCTACTGTAACAATACTGTCAATATTATCAGCTACTAATTTTATGTTGTCATATTTAGTCTCTACTTCTCTGGAAATACTTACGTCAATACTCTCTTGACCTTCTATGTTATAAAAGCTACTTCTTCTCATTTTATACGAACCCTTTTAATTGCACAGATTCACTCACAGTGTCATCTGCAGTAAGCACGCCAAGGCGTTCTGCCATATTACAAGCATTGAAGTATCTAGTCAAGTGTGTGTTATTCTCAGCTTGTATGTTACCGTTCACAGCACCGTGTGCTCTATACCCTATATAATGTAAAGCTGCTTCTAATAATTGCATAGGCAACTGCACTTCCGTATCTACTGCGTTTCCATTACCGTCATCTACAAACGTCACTAATGGCGGATTAGTCCTGTAGATTACAGAAATGTAAGAGTTCTTTTCCACTAACGGTACTTGTATCTGATTATAAGCTACAGTAAATATACTTAGCGGATCTGACTCGTCATTAATAGTTATTTCTGATCCATCTTCATTTAGTGCATATTCTATCGACATAAACTGGCTATCGTCCATAGGCTGCCCAGCTACTCTTACATCATCATCACTGCTATCCATTGTATATACAGTCTTAGTTAAGTCTGGCCTTAGTGTTATTATTGCTTCTTCGGTAGCTAACACAAATCTATTGTACAGCGCTATCATTGCCAAGTTTAAGTATGTTATTACCTTCTTGTCTGTCTTGTCTTTTTTAGATATTGCATCTAGCTCCCCAGCCCTAGCCTGCTCTAATATCAAAGATAACTTCATTGGTTCTCCCTTTATTTTGCCCCATTATACTAAACCTTTCCTTGTACTCTGCTTAACTACAGCAGCGATGCTCCGTAGACGTCTGCTTTCGTAGCTAACTTATCTAACTTAGCGCTCTCTTCCGTAGTTAACCCACTAACGCCAGTCTCCATAAGCACACTCTCTGTGTAGATAGGTACAATCTGGTTTATCCCAATTCTGTAAGTGCCAATAGTGTCCGTAAACGCTTCACTACTATCATCAGTCAACAGTATACCATCTACCTTAAGCGTATGATTAGCTTCTTGAGGTCTTATCTTCCATCCATTCAACAAAAAGAAATACGGAGTAATAATATTATTACCAATCGTAGGGTCACCACCAACCACTCTAAATGCTTGTGCATACTTACTATTATCACTTAACAACATCCACTCTTTCCACATACTATACATAGCTTTGACATTTAGTGACGTAGTACCTGCGTCACAAATTATAAGCTTATTAGGTCCATCAAAAGTTACCATATTAAACCTCTACTACTTTTACTAATACTTCATAATTTGTACAAAAGAAAGTGATATACTGCCCTTTAGCTTTTATCTCTTCAACAGTAAAAGTAGTACCTTTGTGCGTTATCTTTTCACCTACTGGTATAATACCATCAGTCTCAACTACTTCACCTACATACTTTCCGTCTGTTGTTTCTAATATTTTAAATTTCATCCTATCTCCTAAATGCTGTTAATATCTAAAGCCCAGAAGCCGCATTTATTTGCAACTGTAGATGAGTTACCATTACCATCATCTCCAGCATCAAATGAGTTAAACTGAACCGTATTTCCACCAGCCAAGTAGTACACCCCAAGTACACCCATAGCCATATCCCAAGTGTCTGTGCTTGATTGGTCGTTACGCTGATAGCTACCTGACTCACCAACTTTTTGGTCTACACCATCTATTATAAACTTCATACCTCTTGTCATACGAGTACCACCTGACTGTGCAGTATTTGTAACAAAGGCAGATGCTCCCATAATCCAATACCCATCTGTATTACAAGTTAATTGTGAGCTACTATCTTTGGTAAATTCAGTAGCAGTATTTAACTCATCTCTTACAAGGTTTAGAGCAGTATCTGTTGTAGGGGTTACTAATTGACCGCCTGTACCATCATAGGCAGAATAAAAGTTAGCACCAGTCACATCTAGTATAAACACACTACTTGTATCAACTCTTCTAACAACTGAACCATCACTAAGTGCTTGACCTCTTTGGGCAAACAATTCTAGCGTTTCATCTGAACCACCCGTCTGATACATAAACATATTACCAATATCACCAAACTCATCGCTTGATTGTCTCATATAAGCATAGCTAAATGAAGTTGGTATATCTACACCACCTATCTGTGCTTTTGAGACTCTTTGTGTTCTTGCGCTTCCAGTGTAGTTTGCTAGTGATATTCCATAAGATACTAGATATGTTTTATTTGCTTTTAGTGTAAACGTATTACCACTCTTAGTTATACTTGTACCTTGCGAAGCTAATTGAGTATCCCAAGTTATTGTATTCCAAGT